AAGTACTGGCCTAACATCTACAAGCTCCCAGTATGCGGTTCTCCTGTGTACAGGCGCACGTACAGCACTGCGCTTTATCAATACCCCCAAGCAGTCTAAGACCTACGTTGTTATCAACGACACAACAGGCGGTTTTGCAGTAACGGTACGTGGTGGCCCTTCAACCCCTACAACGGGCGTAACTGTAGCGGCTGGTACACGGGCAATCATTGCTTGGAATGGCTCTGACTTTGTTAATGTGGGCGGTGGCTCTGCTGCTGGCTCTGACACGCAGGTTCAGTTTAACAACTCTGGCGCTTTTGGTGCTTCTGCCAACATGACGTTTGACGGCACTAAGCTGACTGTTGGAAACATTCTGGACTCTGGCCTAACAGCAAGCAAGCCTGTCTTTACAGACGCTAGTAAGAACTTGGTGTCCACTGGTACGCTTGGTGTTGACCAAGGCGGTACGGGTCTAACCACCTTGACGCTTAACAACGTCATTTTGGGTAACGGAACATCAACACCTAGCTTTGTAGCACCCGGCTCAAACGGTAATGTTTTGGTGTCTGATGGCACTACGTGGACATCTGCTGCACCTGCGGCTTCTGGCGTAACCCAAGCCAAAGCCACCATGATTAACTTCATCTTCAGTATCTAAGGAACCAACATGGCAAATCCTAATCTCTTAGCCGCGACCACAGCTTCGGGCACAACAACATACCTAACACCTAGCGCAACAACCGCAGTGGTTTTGGTTCCTAACGCCGCTTCTAGCGGTCAGGTCTTCAAGATCAACCAAATTGTTGCGGCTAATGTGAACGGCTCATCCGCTGTAGACACCACAGTGGCTATCTATACTAACGGCGCTGTAGCTCAAGGCTCTGCTCCATCTAGCGGTACAGCTTATCCAATCGTGTCTACGGTGTCGGTTCCTGCTGATGCTTCGTTGATTGTGGCAGATAAAACAACCGCCATCTATTTGATGGAAGGTTCATCCATCATTGTGACATCTGGTACAGCCAGTGGTATCACATACACAATTAGCTACGAAGTCATTTCTTGATCGGGGCGACAGATGTCCAATCGCTACCAAGGCGGATTCCTTACCGCTTCCTATAACGGGTTGAAAGTACCTGACGCGCCTACTATTGGTACGGCTTCAGTTGCAAGCGGAACATCAGTATCTTTAACTTTTACTGCGCCTGCTAATGTGGGTGGCGGTGCTATTACTGGGTACACGGCTATTTCATCTCCCGGTGGTATTACTGGTACAGGCACATCTTCACCAATTACGATCAGTGGTTTAACTACTGGCACGGCTTATACATTTACTGTTGTAGCCACAAATGCTTATGGCACAGGGTTAGCTAGTGCGGCCTCTAATTCTGTTACTCCATTAGTCATCGGTCAGCAAGCGTACACATCTGCTGGAACTTATTCGTGGGTGGCTCCTAGCGGTGTTACTTCTGTATCTGTTGTAGCGGTTGGTACTGGCGGTGGGGTTTCTGGAGGTAACAACAGTGCTGGTGGCGGTGGCGGTGCTTTGGCGTATGCAAACAATCTTTCAGTTAGCTCCGGAAACTCCTACACGGTTATCGTTGGCGCAGTTAACATAACTGGTGATGGTGGAGACAGCTCGTTTAACTCAACTTGTGTTAAAGCTGGCGGCGGCAAGCGGGCAAATGTTTGCTATAACGGCAGTGCGGGCGTAGGCGGTCAAGTAATATACGGTACTGGCGGTGCAGGTGGGTATGGCGGCTGTCAATATGGTGGCAGCGCTGCTAATGCTGGCGGCGGCGGAGCAGGTGGATATTCAGGCGCAGGGGGCCGTGGTGGTTGGAGCGGATCAGCAGGTGCTGACGGTACGGGCGGAGGCGGCGGAGGCGGAGGCCCCGGAACAGGTTCTGGAGGTACTGGCGGAGGCGGCGGAGGCGGCGTAGGCATCCTTGGACAAGGCTCTAATGGCGCTGGCGGAACAAGCGGTTGCAAAGGTGGTAAAGCCGGTTCTAGCGGAGGAAACGGTGCGTCAGGTTATCCCGGAGGCGCAGGATGTGGCGGCCTTTATGGTGGTGGTAATGGCGCGGTTTACTATGGTTCCAATGGCAGTCCCGGCGTTGGCGCAGTCCGGATTATCTGGCCCGGTAACACACGTAGCTTCCCATCAACAAATACAGGAAACTTGTAATGCCTAATTTTTCTGGAATCTGGACATCAAGACAGCAGATGCAAGCAAAAGGCGCAAGCACATGGCCTGCAACGCCCGGTGCGCCTACCATTGGCACGGCTACGGCTGGTGGGTCTTTGTGTGCATCAGTGACATTTACTGCCCCTGCTTGTACTGGTTATCCTGCTGGTGTAACAGGCTACCGTGTTATTTCAACTCCCGGATGTTTTTCAAATACAGGTGCGTCTTCTCCTATTGTTGTTTCTGGGTTGACTAACGCAACCTCTTACACATTTAAAGCACAAGCAACTAATGCTACGGGGTATGGCGGATTGAGCGCGGCAAGTAACTCAATTACAGCGGCAGTTCAAGGGCAGCAAGTTTACGGGAGTGGTACGTTTTCATGGGTTGCGCCAGCAGGCGTTACATCGGTATCTGTGGTAACGGTTGGTCAAGGTGGCCCCGGCATTATTGGCGGCTGTTCTACCCCCCACGGTGGTGGTGGTGGCTTGGGATATAAAAACAACATTACTGTTAACCCCGGATGTTCTTACACCGTTGTTGTAAATTCAACAGCTTCTTATTTTATAAACACATCTACGGTTGCTGGATACGCAGGGAGTAGTAGCACCTCTGCTGGCGGAACTTATGTAGGTGACGGTGGTGGTAATGGTGGTTCTGGCCCCGGAGGTGGTGGCGGTGCTGGTGGATATTCCGGCGCAGGCGGCGCGGGTTATTGTGGCGCTTATGGTAGTTTTGGCGCTGGTTCTTCTGGATCGGGCGGCGGCGGTGGTGGTGGTGGCGTTGGTTATGGACGACCCGGCTTCTGTGCATCACTACGATACACAAGTTCTGGCGGTGGTGGCGGCGTTGGAATTTTAGGCGCGGGTTCGTCTGGTGCGGGGGGTTCTGGGTCGGGCGGTAATTCTGGGCAATATGGCTTTAGTGGAGGTGGTGAAGGTGGATCAGGCGGTTCTACTGGGGGCGCTTTCAACACAACCGACGGTGGGTATGGTGGCAACGGTGGTCAATACGGCGGCGGTGGCGGTATTGGTAGAAATAATTCAGGCAATCTATCATCCTCAAACGGCGGTGGCGGTGGAGCAGTGCGTATTATCTGGCCCGGAACATCACGCTCTTTCCCATCAACCAATACCGGCAACCTATAATTGGAAGAAATCATGAATCTTTATATTGAAATTGAAAACGGCGCAGTCAAAAATCATCCTGCTTTTGAAGACAATCTTTTGCAAGCGTTTGGTTCTATTCCCGCGCACTGGGAGCCTTTTACTCGTGTTGAACGTCCTAATGGTGTGTATCAGGTTTTGGAATCTGAAGACGTTACTTATGCAAAAGTAAACGGGGTCTGGGCGGATGTCTGGGCGGTACGCAATATGACTGCGGAAGAAAAGACTGCAAAACAGCAAGCTGTTATTTCCGCGTTCAATGCACAAGATCAGGCATCAAACTGGTCTGCTTGGACGCTTGACGAAGCTACCTGCACAATGGTTCCACCAATCCCACGCCCAGAACAAGACCAAACAAAAATTGATGCTGGTGTTTTTACAGTGTGGTGCGGAGCAGACAATAACTGGAAAGATACCCCCACCCGCCCAGAGGGTGAATATAAATTTGATTTCCTTGCATGGGCTTGGGTTGCACTATGAGCAAAGTAGCCAAAAAAGCAAAAGTATGCAAAGCCGCTGAGTCCGTGGCTGAAGTTGTAAAAAACACACAGCTTCAAGTTGCGTACCATTTTCCTTGCCCAATCTATTTGATTGAGCGCCCTGACTTTTTAGAGGTGGTTAACGCTGTTTCTGAAGAAGCTTTGGAAGCCGCTAAAAAAGCGCAGACTCTCAACGAGATATACCCAGTACACATGACAGCCAATTACTTTGCTGATCCCCGTGTGGCTGGGTTCTCTGAGTTTGTAGGCGCTACTGCTTGGAACATTCTCAATGAGCAGGGCTATGCCATGCAGGACAAAGCGGTGCAGTTCACAGAGATGTGGACACAAGAGCACCACAAGCACTCTGCAATGGATGCACACGTTCACGGTTTTGGCTCACAGATTGTTGGCTTTTACTTTCTTGAGACTCCAGAAGGCGGCTCTAACGTGGTGTTCCACGATCCCCGCGCAGGCAAGGTTCAGATTGATTTGCCAGAGCAAGACATGAACATGGCAACACCTGCCAGCAAAGCAATTAACTTCACGCCCAAACCCGGCATGATGATTTTTGCCAACTCATGGTTGATGCACTCGTTTACACGCCATGCGGCTGACCTGCCAATTAAGTTTGTTCACTTTAACTTGACAGTGATTCACCAGCCACAGGCTTGTGCTGCTCCTCCAGCGGCTGAGATTATATGAACAAGTACCAGATTAGATTCAACAAAAGCCGTGGACAAGAAGGCCGTGGTTCAATGGATCATGTCTGGCGTGTTTTTGAAAATGGTAAAGAGTTTCTGCTGAAGAATCTTGACATCACCGTACCTGTTAAAAGCGAAAAAGATGCAAACGGGGCTGACTACAATATTGTTTGCCACGGATTTATGACGCTGGATCGTGATACTTCAACGGCTATCATTGCTTCAAAAGTTAAGGAATTGGAAACGACATGAGCAAACAGTACCCCGGCGGAATAATATCCAAGACCCCAGTCGTACCTAGCGGCTCATTTGAAAACAGCACGGCTTCGGGCATCTGGACGCTTGACCAGCAGGCTTACTGGAAGAAATTAGGTCAGTGGCCTATTCCGGGTAACGTAGCTCCAGACGCACAATTTAACTACGTTAGTATGCTCTTGCATGGCGACGGGACGAACGGCGCACAGAACAATACATTCTTAGACAGCAGTACAAACAACTTCACGATTACCCGCAACGGCAATACAACTCAAGGTTCGTTTTCACCTTACGGGCCTAATTGGTCTAATTACTTTGATGGTGTAGGTGATAGGCTGAGTGTTGCAAACAACGCCGCGTTTTACCTACTTACAAACAGTTTCACTATTGAGTGTTGGGTGTATCTAGATGGCGCACAACCACCCGGAGAAGCGCCTTTTCTTTTTGGAAATGTTAACACCGCTTCCGGTACTGGTGGCTATCTGTTTTATCTTAATGCTGACTTAAAGCCTTCTTTTTATTACACAACAGCCGGTACGCTTGCCAGCGGCATAAGTAAAATTTCGTCAACACCACTACCATTAAACACTTGGACGCATTTTGCAGTTTCAAGAAACGGCAACGATTGGAATATTTTTGTAAACGGCGTTTCAAATCTTTCTACCACTGACACCAATCAGGTTTTTAGTTCAACAAATGCTTTTACAATTAGTGGTGACTTTATTCCTAATACTGGAGTGCTATTAAAAGGGTACATAAGCAATTTGCGTGTCGTCAACGGGACGGCAGTTTACACAAGCAACTTCACGCCACCCACTGCACCACTAACGGCAATTACAAACACTGTACTTTTAACTTGCCAAAGCAATCGTTTTGTTGACAACAGCACAAACGGTTTTGCTGTTACTCCATCTGGTGACACAAGAGTTCAACGCTTCAACCCATTTGGTACAACAACTGCCTACTCCACAAGCGTGATTGGTGGGTCAGGGTACTTTGATGGTAGTGGGGATTATTTACAATCGGGCAATGAAGCAAGTTTAGAAATTGGCACTGGTAATTTCACTATTGAAATGTGGGCTTATCGTTTAAGTGGAACAAATAATGGTTTGTTTCAATTAAGCACGACTGCTGGTGGTTTTAAATCAAACGATGTAAATAATTTGGCTTTAGCTTTTGCTAGTGGGGGTTTAACTTATTACGCCAACAATAATAGTTATGCACCATCTGTAACAGTTAATAGTAATGACTGGAATCATCTTGCGTTAGTTAGAAGTGGAACTACAACAACTTTGTATTTTAACGGGGTTTCTGTTTCATCAATAACAGACTCAACAAATTACACAGGAACTTATTTAGTTGTTGGTGGATATTACGATACAACTTATGTGTGGAACGGCTACATTTCTAATTTTAGAATTGTTAAAGGCACTGCTGTCTATACATCAGCGTTTACACCGCCAACAGCGCCAGTAACTGCAATCACCAATACTCAATTACTTCTTAATTACACCAATGGCGCAATCTTTGACAACGCCATGATAAACAACTTAGAAACTGTGGGAAATGCACAGATTTCTACAAGCGTAAAGAAGTATGGAACAGGGTCTTTGGCGTTTGATGGAACTGGTGATTATTTAGTATCTGCGCCATCACCCAACAATATTTTGGGTGGCGGTGACTTTACGATTGAGTTTTGGTTATACCCAAGTAATACGTCATCTGGGTATCGAGCATTAGTTTCAAGTGAAAATTATTCATCTACAACTGGTGGTTGGAGTTTGTACCAAAATGGCACAACAATTGAATTGTGGATTAGTTCGGGAAATGTATTTCAATATAGTTCAGCAATCACAGCAAGTACTTGGCAACATTTGGCCCTTAGTCGTGCATCTGGAACATTGCGTTTGTTTATCAATGGTACGCAAGTAACATCTGTATCTAACAGTACATCATTAACAGGTCAGCAGATTTGGATCGGTGACAATAATGCAGGTTCATACTTTTACGAAGGCTACTTAGATGACCTACGCATCACCAAATACGCCAGATACACGGCAAACTTCACACCGCCAACTTCGGCATTCCCTAACACAGGCCCAACATAAGGAGCATTCATGTTTATTGCAAAAGTAGAAAACGGCAACATCGGTGAGATCATCGACTTCCGTACATATTTTGGAAAGACCTCATCGGTCACAGACGAGCAATTGGCTGCCGAAGGTTTTGTCAAAGTTAATCTGTACCGCGACCATAACCGCCTGACACAAAAGCTTGTGCCTTCTACACCTGTGCTGGAAAATGGCTGGGTGTACACGGTTGCTGTAGCTGACCTGACCGCAGAAGAGATTCAGTCTGCCAAAGATAGCGCAATGGCGCAGATTCGTGGTCAGCGTAACACCTTGCTTGCCGCCTGCGACTGGACGCAGATTGCCGACAGCACCGCAGATAAGACTGCATGGGCTACATACCGAACAGCATTACGCAACCTACCAGCCACAATTACTGGTGATCCCCGTACATTTTCTGACTGGCCTCGCGACCCTAACTGGGTTGACCGGGTGATCTAATCATGTGGGACTACGTTGACGTTTACTGGGTAGAAGATATGTACATTGACATCACATTTCCTGTTGATGAAGATGTACCAACTAACCCTGCGGAGTAATCATGTGGGACTGGGCTGAAGCATTTATTGCGGCGGCCTGTATAGTGGCCTTCGTTATCTATGGCACGTACATAATTGCATGGACTTTGGTGTGATGAATGCGTTGGCTCATACTGTTACTGCTGTTGGGGCTAGTTGGAGCCGTAGCCAAGAATGGCTGTCATGTGCGAGAGTTCTGGTCAATTGCTTGGACAATCCACAACCCTTCAGAGCGCCATCAACAGATGTCAATGTGGCTAACAAACAATGCACAGCACTGCCGATCTCAAGATTATGTGGTGATGTGGAACAACTTGTCAGAGTGGGCTGGCGCGGCAGATTCGGCAGAACTCAGAACTAAAGTCATTCATGGATACAAAGATGCACTTGAGCGAGAGAAGAAATGAAGATCAGCTACGACAAGTGGTATCCCGTCGTGCAACCTACCACGACCACGCAGACAGATGTGTTTGCCAAACGGGTGGAAAGGCTTGACGCTGAACGTGCTTTAAACACACAAATAGCGCAACAAGTAAAAAAGTTCCATCAGTACGAGTACGAGATTTATGAATACAGGATGCGGCAGATTACGATAAACATTGACATCACAAACCTTAAACGCGAGATTGACAAACTTGTATGACCAGAAAACCGATACCCAGACCGGTCAAGAAGCCATCGCCGGACACAAGGGACAAGCTGACGCTGTACGTCACGCTCATGGTAAGCACAACCCTATGTATCTCCGTATTGGCAATGGTGGTCAGCTTTATGCTGGGTCTGTGGGCCAAGGAAGTGGACAACGCAGAAATTTTCAAGATGATTTCACCCGCTTTTTCTACTCTTATCGGCGGCATGATTGGGTTCCTGTCTGGTATCAAACTCATGCAGAATGACGACAAATCAAAAACTTGTAAGGACTAACGATGCTTTCACTCATATCAACCCTTGGCGGTCTGCTTATATCAGGCTTACCAAAGCTTCTAGACTTCTTTCAGAACAAGGCTGACCAGAAGCATGAGTTAGCTCTTGCCCGTGTTCAGATGGAGTTACAGCTTCAGATGTTGGCTCAAGGCTATGCCGCCCAAGCCCAGATAGAAGAGATTCGCACCGACCAGATTGCTATGGAAACAGACGCGCAGATGACTGTAGCGGCCTATGACCACGACAAGAAGATAATGGAAGAAGCCAGCCGCTGGGTGGTCAACTTTGTAGGGACTGTGCGCCCGATGGTCACTTACATCTTTGTGTTGGAACTGTGTGCTATCAATGCTTGGATGGCTTACTACATCTACAGCCGCCCCGCCTTGGTTACAAGCATGGATGACTTGGTTCGTTTGACTGATATTCTGTTCAGCACAGATGAGATGGCAATGCTTGGAGGCATCATTGGTTTCTGGTTTGGCTCACGTAGCTGGAGCAAGAAATGAAACTGGGCAAAGCTGGCGCTGATTTGATGCACCAGTGGGAGGGGTATCGCACTAAGCCGTACCTTTGCCCAGCCCATATCTGGACAATTGGTTATGGTCATGTGCTGTACCAAGACCAGATTAAACTACCCGTTGTGCGTGTAAACGATTACGCAGGGATGATCCGCAAAGAGATGCCATTAAAGCCGGAGGACAACCGTGTCTGGACTAAAGAAGAGATCGAGAAATTATTCGAGGATGATGTCGTCCCTACTGAACGTGGTGTTCTACGACTTGCTCCCGCTTTATCTGGTCGTCAAGGCGCTTTTGACGCGTGTGTCAGCTTTGCCTTCAACGCCGGAGTGGGGGCTTTTCAGCGTTCTTCTATTCGGATG